GATTGAAGTTCTTTTCTATCTTCGCTAAAGAATTTACCTCCTTTTAAACTTCCTCCTGCAGCCCTAGAACCAATAGCTCCTCCTAAGGCAGAAGCACCGCCTGTTAATAGTCCTAATGTAAGAGGGTTTACAGCTCCTCCAGTTAAAAGACCGATACCTAAACTTCCAGCTGTACGGCCTATAGATCCCCATAAATCTTTTTTTCTAGCTTTTCTTTTTAAAGCCTTTTCTTCATCTCTTACATCTTTTGCTAACTTTGCTTGCATGTATCCCATATTTACCTCTTACGCTAGTGTTAAAATACTTTTATAAAGGACATTATTGTGCTTTACATATTGCACTAATCCTTCATCTGTTTTTCTAAAAACTGGAACTCCTTCTGATAATTCTCCAGAAGAAGGCTCCCCATTTAAAATCCTTGAATTTTCTGTTTTTTTATGTATCAATGCTCTTTGTTCTCTAGTCATTCTCATTATTTAATCCCCTTTGTTCTATATACTATAGAAATTGAATCAATCTCAAAATCAGCTGCTATAGCATTTGATCCATCACCATGTAACTTTAATTGAAAGCTAGCTACGTTATTTATAGATGCAGATGGCTTTAATTCAGCTTTTAGCCAATCATCAGTACCTGCATTCTTTAAACATTTTGCCGCAGCACTTCCCCCAGTTGTAGATCCATCTGTCCCACTTGTTATAGTAAAAAAAGTTCCTGATAAAGCTCCTCCGTCTGATCCATAGTTAACTTGCACATTACTTGCATCACCTCTATAAGCTATATAGACTTTGTATATTTTCTTTCTAACTCCAGGCTGTCCAAAATCCAAATCTTTTGTTTGTATATGCAATCCTGTACTTGATCCTGAGGCATCAGACCATTTTTTAGGTGTTCCAGTATCATCAGTTTCTATATAGATTAAGTCACCATTCCAATCTGTTACAAAATTTGTAAACCTTATACTATCTGAACACCTACTATTTCCGTAAACCCAACTTTGAGTGACTATATCATAAAGAAAGACATCTCCAACGCTTGAATGTGTGCAATCTTTCACAACTAGTATCTGCCTTTTGCTTGGAATGTATCCAATCATTGAATTTGCTGTAGCAAAAGTAGCCCAGTCACTTTCTTTTATTATCTGCCTACCACCTTTTTCAAGCAAATTGTCTATTTTTTGCCCATCATATAAATAACAACCTTGTTCATTAACCCAAGCTATACCAAAATCAGTTTTACATGTTGCAGCATGATGAGAAACTCCCTTGTGCATAAAAGTTCCTTCTAAAAATTCAGACCCCAATTGAGCTATATTAATTATTTGCAACTTTTTCTTTTTAAATTGTAGCAATCTATCTGCATATTCTTCTAATTTTATTATAGAATCTCCATCATTAATTGAAGCGCTCATTTCTCTATCATTACTAAAAACATCAAATTTATTAACAGGAGATTGAAATACAGCATCTCCAAAAGTTTTTCCATTATATTGAACATTGCCAGCATAAACCATTCTATTTGCAACTACCGCTGTTTTCCATTTTAAGGCTATACTGTCAGAATCTTGAGCAACTCCAGACATCATTTGATATGTAAGTGGGAGTAAACCTGTAACTTGCTCATTTCCAAAGCTAGATGAACCTATTTTTATAGCTTTAACCCCTACTCCAGTAGTTGCATGCGATCCATTGTGAAGAGACCAAGAAGTCCATTCTGCTTGAGGCATATTTCTAACACCTTTTTCTAAACTTATTTCGCAAAAAAGTCTCCAATCTTCATCAGAATCTGCAACTCTAGTATAAATTCTGCCTCCTGAAATTCTTGGATCAAATGGGGATGAAGCATGAACATTGTATGCAATAGTGTTTGTGCTTGCAACTGTTATCCCTCCTGCTAATTTAAAAAGTAAAGACTCTTGCTCTCCTGGCTGTCCAGGCTCAGCATCATAAACAAAACTAGATGCAAATTCATAATCTGCTGCAGGAATATTGCCACCTCCAGTTCCAACTGCATATGCGCTTAAATTAAAACCTTTTCCTATTGGAGGCAATATAGCATAAGTGTCACTATCCCATACTCCACTGGAGCCCAAGCTACTTGTTCCTAATGTTGTAGTATTTGTGTAACCTGTACAATAAGCTATTTCATTTGAAGTATAATTTACTAAAAGGTGCCCATTAGTACCTGATTGATTAATTTCACCTTCCCATTCTGCTTTAAAATCTCCTGCTGCGTCTACTAATGTTGTATTATCACTTGAAGCGTCTGCTATCAAAGTGCCAGAATGAGTGTTATCTCCCACCAATCCTCTTGTAGGAGGAGTTAAAGATGCTTCTTTACAATACCATGCATCATAAGAATCTGTAGATCCTTGTGGCTGTATTCCGCTAAAATGAGTTTTTTTAATATATCCATACCATTTTGGAGTATTACTATTCCCAAAATTAGAATCACATACTCTTAAATTTCCATCAACAAAATAAAAAACATCTTTTCTTTGTCCACCAGTATTATTAGTCATTCCAGTTATTGGATTGCCCCAAGTAGTATCTTCTGCACTATATATAGAGACATTTCCATCTGTATCTGGATCAGAAAAAGCTAAATAATCTGCTCCAGTTTCTTCATCACTAGAACCTGCAGAGCTTGTGTGACCATCAACTCTATCATGGCTGAATTGAAATAATCCATATCCTGGCTCAATAGAATTTGCCCTAGCAGCTGGAGGACTCATAGTAGAAGCTGCCCCCATCATCCTTGTTTGGCCTATTTTATCAACCATTATATCTACAGCTTCATGCAGTTCATTTTCAGCTATATCTCTAGCATCAGAGTTACTGTTTAATCCACCATGAAAAGCTCTTATATTATATATTTGTTTAGGCACTTTTTTCCTCTAATTTATCGGGAGAGGTATACACAACAGTAAGCGAACTATCGCAGCATACATGCTGAGAAAACCAAGGAGGAGCGGTGTAGTCCCTCTCCCAATTATAATCTATTTTACGACTTATTGATTGCATCTTTTAATACTTCCTCTACAGATGAATATAAAGCATCTAATATCTTTGCTTCAGTCTTTTCACTTATAAATGGTACATCAATATTTTCATTTAAAGCCTTTATTACATTTGCTTTCATTTCATCATTAAACAAATGTTCAATAATAGCTTTCTTTATTATTTCGTTCACTTTTTTGCTCTCCTTTTTGGTTTTGGTTTCTCACAACACTTACATTTACAACTTGAATCTAGACTTTTAATTGTTCTCTTTAGAGCAAATACATCTAGCTCTAATTCATCAATTCTCTTGTCTGCATCGTTAGGATCTTCTACGTACGCAAGTATCTTTTCTAATTTGAATTGTTTTGCTACTAAATTCACTACAGCTTTTGCTAACATACCTGAAATCATCATTTTTCCTTTCTAATCAACCGTTCTAATATACCAACAAGTGAGGTATAACTTGCCTTAATTTCTTTTACATCGATAGTATGCTTTTTAAGAGCGTTAATTAGCCCTATAACGATACCTTCCAATCTACCGAATGATTCTCTCATCTCTCTCTGTAATTCGTTCTGTATGAACTGATTTTGCTTCCATATGAAATATCCAAAAGCCATACACATTGCTACAGGGACTCCAACTCTTTCTATTATAGCTACAGCGTTGTCCATTATCCCTCAATCAATTCACCCCAAAGAGAGGTTCTACCATCTATTATTTGTATTATATGAACAGTAAATAAACCATTCTTATAATAATCAACTATTGCAAAAGCATGAGCCCAATTAATATTTCTATTATCAAGCCATGAATTGGCTTCTGTACTCATGTCCTTTAAGCAACCTATACTCCACGCTGCTTTAGGCCCATCCATATGAGTTGCTGTCATATGCTGCAAATCGTGCCAATGCCCGTACATTATATTACATCCTAGCTTTCTAAGATGATTTGCTGTGTGATATTGACCACCATACTGGTGACCATGGTAAAAGTAAAGCTTCCCCATCTTGAGGTGCTTACCAAACGAGTGATATTTATATCCTCTTTCTTTTAACTTAACAGCATTGGCAAATTTAAATTGTGGTAAATATGGATAAGCTTCTACACACATATTTAACCAGTTATCATGATTACCTTCTGTAATATGTTTTTCCTTACATTTGGCTTTATCTAAAGATTCATCTATTTGATCCATTCCATCATTAACATCTCTTACATCTTTATTAAAGTCATCTATTAAATACTCTAAAGGCGGCTTCTGCTTTCTTTTAAATCTCCACGCAGAAAACGCATGAAATTCACCTACATCTCCCAAGTCTACATATGCATCAGGCTTTACTATTTCTATTGTCTTTTTTAAACAATTTATAGCCTTCTGATCATGCAGAGGGAAATGCTTGTCTGGGGTCACTATTACTCTTTTAACTACTCCTTTATCCGCTTTAGCCATATTATCTCCTTATTTTAGTTCTTTTGCTATTTTCAGGATAAGATAAACTAATGTTGCCATCCCTACTAATAGGCTTACTATATCTGGTAGCCAGCCACTTACAGATAGCCACCATCCCCCTACTCCTGCTCCTGTTGTTTTTAAAGTATCTATTGCGTCTATCATATTTTCCTTATATTGTGTTGCTTAAATCTGCTATAAAAAAGAATGTTATCCAAAACTCTGCACTTGATGAAGTTACA